AAGCTTTCAATCTCATGATTGCCGAAATGAGCAGACAGGCAGAACTTGGAGAGCTGGATGTAACCGGTGTTGATACCGGATTCACGGATTTGAATGCAGCGACAGGTGGTTGGCAGAAAACTGATTTGATTATTTTAGCAGCTCGTCCTGCAATGGGTAAAACAGCTTTGATGCTCAAGAAAGCAGTTAATGCCGCTCGATCAGGTAAGCCGGTTGCTATATTTTCGCTCGAAATGGCAAAGGAGCAATTGCAACAACGGATCCTTTCATTTGAAACAGGAATACCACTTTCGAGGATTAAAACACCTTCAAAGCTTCATGACCATGATTGGGAATTAATACACCGAAAAGGTGCTGAGATATCTGGATTGCCAATCGTTTGGGATGATACGCCTGGATTAACCTTGGTTGAGTTAAACGCCAAGGCAAAACGGATGAAAAGACTTCATGGAATCGAAATGATATTTGTCGATTACCTGCAGTTGATCACAATTCCAGGTGAAAGAAGATTTGATGAAATCAGTAAGATCTCACGTGGATTGAAAATTTTGGCTAAAGAACTTCAAATTCCTGTACTAGCTTTGTCGCAGTTATCTCGAGCAGTTGAATCTCGTCCAGGGAATAGCAAGAGACCAATGCTTCAAGATTTACGTGAATCGGGATCAATCGAGCAGGATGCTGATATCGTCATGTTTCTTTACCGTCCCGAGTATTACGGGATCACAGAAGATGAGGAGGGAAGATCGACAGTTGGTTTAGCTGAAAATATAATTGCAAAAAATAGAAATGGTGCGACCGATATCATCTTACTTCAGTTCCATGGTCCTACAACAAATTTCACAAATGATCATGAAATTGCTGAACCGATGATCACTGATTTTTCATTTGTTCAGGGAACGATCACATTGCCTTCCAACGACATGAGCAAGTATACAAATTGGGATAATCCACAGCTAGATGATACTCCATTTTAAAAACTAAGTAATCTATTTGGATTACTTAGTTTTTGTAATTAGCTTTGCTAATATGGAAAAATTCATTTTAAAACTAGCAACTCAGCGTAATCCTGATATCCCATTCGAGGATTATCGGGAAGCATTGACAGCTCAGAAACTGGATGAAACCATCGTGAAAGCAATCTATAACCTTGTCAATCCTGGACCAAAGAAGTGTAATTCAGAGATTCTTTTTGCTGCTTCCGTGCTTTTAATCTTTTCGCCTAAGTCAATTCTACTCAGTGAAAAAGTCGAGAACGGAATCTGTAATACGATCAAGAAGTTCCTTGGAATCAACCAGCAAAGTGCTTCCTATCGCATTAAAGTGGCTCGGGAAGTATATCAAGTTGATAAGGTGTTTAAACATCTAGTTGATGAATTAGTAAAGGAGGTGAAAGGTGAGTGATGAGGTAAAGACTAAACTAACGCCTAAACAACAGTTATTCGTTGATAATTATCTCACACATTTCAACGCAACGAGGGCTGCACTTCAAGCAGGGTATAGTGAAAACACAGCTAGGGCAATTGGTTGCGAGAACTTGACGAAACCTAACATCTCTGCTCATATCGATGCTAGGTTGAAGGAATCGAAGATGGATTCGGATAAGGTCATGAAATTAATGACTGACATCGCAGGATCGAACATCAACGACTACTTAATTGTCGTTGATGTTGAAAAGCAAAAAGCTGTTCCTAAACCACTACAATTACTAATTGAGCGAAAAAGAGAATCTATTTTACGTAAGCATATGTTTGCTGAACGTAAAGGCTATACAGGAGAGGAAATGGATGATTTTATCGAAGGTCTCGTAAAATATGAAGATGAAATATTGATGCTTGAGATCCAGTTGGAGAGAGAGCCAAATGCGACATTTGATGATATTGAGATTGAAATCGTTCAACAGGTCCGTCTTGATTTAGTCAAGCTTGCCGCAGATAAAGAAGCAGGAAAGATCAAATCATTTGAGATGAAAGAGTTTGGACCAAAGGTCGAGCTATATCCCGTTGATGCAATGTTAGATAAGCTTGCTCGCGTCAATGCGATGTACAAAGATAATCTTGAGATCAACGCTAAGGTTGAACCGATTCATTCGAAAGTATCACCAGAAGAAGCAACTCGGATATTATCTGAATTTCAAAAAGGCAATTTTAATATCGAATAGCTATGGAAGTGGTTAAAGGCGGTATGACTAAAGCTGAACTGTTGGCATTGTTCTGCAAATCAAAGATGATGAATTACACCCAGTACTTCTTTCAAAAGCAATATGGAAGAAGTTTTGTTGTTGGTGAGCATCATGTTAAGATCGCTAATGCTTTGGATGATGTTCTTATGGGGCGTATAACGCGCTTAATAATCAATATTGCTCCGCGCTATGGTAAGACTGAATTAGCAGTTAAAAACTTTATATCCGCAGGTTTAGCAATCAATCCAGCATCCAAATTTATCCACTTAAGTTATTCCGATGATCTCGCTTTAGATAACTCAGAAGCTGTAAAAGATTTAGTTACTAGCGAAGCGTATCAACAAATATTCCCTGATGTTGAATTGAAGAAAGGATCTGGAGCAAAGAATAAATGGTACACGACAGAGGGCGGTGGAGTTTATGCTCGTGCTGCAGGTGGTCAGGTTACTGGTTTTGGTGCTGGGCAGGTTGATGATCCAGACTTAATCAAAGAAGCCGAAGAGAAGGATAAAGAGCGTAAAGAGTTTGAATCTTATGTTGATGAGATGTTTGCCGAAATGGGTAAAACAACTTTTTCAGGCGCCTTGATCATAGATGATCCCATCAAGCCAGATGACGCGGATAGTGAGACAGTTCGTGAACGTGTAAATAATCGTTTCGACTCAACGATCATCAATCGCGTAAACAGCCGTAATACTCCAATCATCATTATTATGCAAAGACTTCATGAGAAAGATCTTTGCGGACACGTTTTAGAAAATTATCCTGGTGAATGGACCGTACTTAGTCTACCATGTATAATCGTTGAAGAAGGGCAGGAGCTGCATGAAGGCCGTGCTTTATGGGAATTTAAACATACCCTTAATGAACTTTTAAAAATGAACGGTGTTAATCCGATCATTTTTGGCAGGCAATACATGCAGGATCCACAACCTAAGGAAGGCTTCCTATATAAAACTTTCAAGGAATATATTGAGGTTCCTCCATCTAAAGAAAAGATTAGAAAATCATATACTGATACAGCTGATACAGGTAAAGATCATTTGTGTTCAATCGCATATGATGAAACTGAGTTAGGTATTTACGTTGTTGATGTTCTATACACAGATCAGTCAATGGAGATAACCGAACCTGAGACAGCCCGTCAGTTAGCTTATAACCAAGTACAATATTCTTTGATCGAAAGTAATAATGGTGGTCGTGGTTTCGCTCGAAATGTTGAAGCACATTTGGTAAATCTCAAAGCATTCAACACTGAGGTAAGTTGGTTTCACCAAGGACAGAATAAGGAAGTTAGAATATTTACCAATTCAGCTAAAGTCAATATGCTGATTCATTTTCCTGTAGGCTGGAAGGAACGATGGCCTAAGTTCTATAAGCATGTAACAGGATATTTAGCAAAAGGTAAAAATGCTTTTGATGATGGTCCAGATACTTTAACCGGAATGGCAGAAAACTTTGGGGAAAATCTTCAAGAAGTAGACGACTCAATATTTGATCTGTTTAATTAACCCCTAACCGCAATATAAAAATAATGGCAAAGAAAATACAAGAGAAACAAGAGGCAACCACATTGCCTATACCAGCATTGCCCGCTATTGTTGAAGCGGTTGGGGCAATGGTTGCGCC